TTGAGTCTTCAATAGGCAGTTTCGCCAGTGTCCAAGCGGTTAAGAACTTCCAGAACCATGAGGTGCAGGAGGAACGAAAAGTTTCTACCTACGACGATCAAGGCAATGAAACCATTGGGCCGGAGACTGAAACGGTTGATCGAAGTGTAGATAAAACATACTGGGGCTGGCCTACGGCTCCTGACGCAGAGGCTGATCCGTATCACGTTAGATGGCTTTAGTAAACATTGAGAACCTTGGCGAACTCGGAATAGTCAAGGACATTCCTTCTTACCAGCTTCCTCAAAATGCTTGGTCGGACGGAAATAACGTCAGAACGCTAGACCATGCGATAAAGAAAGTAGACGGCTACCAGGAAATCATCTCCTCCTGTCCGATTGTTCCTTACTTTGTTTTCCCGTTAGAAAGCGGGGCAAACTACTTTTGGATTGCTGCCGGTCTTACGAAGGTCTACGTCCACAACGGAAGTTCTTGGACAGACATAACCAGAACAAGCGGAGACTACTCTGCTACCGCAGCTAAGAACTGGACAGCCTGTGTTGTCGGTGGTGTGCTGATTCTGGATAACGGGGTAGATGACCCACAGGAATGGCCTCTTACCTCTGGTGCTGCATCTGCCTCTACAAAACTACAGGATCTTTCTAACTGGCCCGCCTCGACAGAGTGCGAGGTCATGCGCTCGTTCAAGACCTTTTTGATTGCGCTAGACGTTACCAAATCCTCGGTCAATTATTCCCGATTGGTGAAGTGGAGCCATGAGGCGGCGACTCAGGATGTTCCAAGTTCCTGGAATGAGTCTGATGGTACGAAATCAAGCGGCGAGTATGAATTGGCCGCGACCCCCGGAAGAGTGCTAGACGGTATCCCGGTAGGTGATAACTTCCTCATCCTAAAAGATGACAGCACCTATCTCATGTCGTATGTCGGCACTCCCTTTATCTTTGCCTTCGACATTATCTCTTCCACTATCGGGGGTCTTTCTAAAAACTGTGCCGCAGAGTACGAGGGTGGTGTGTTCTTTATGGGTAACTCCGACCTCTACCGCACGGACGGAAGAACGGTAAACCCACTGTTACCAAACAGACTGCGCCGATACCTGACGGACAACCTTTCTGGAACGAACTTCAACAGATCTGTCGTTGTCCCTGATTACACCCGTAAGGAAATGATGGCGTGTTTCCCGACCACTTCCTCCACTTATTGCGATAAAGCAATTATCTGGAACTGGTCTACCAACACCTTCACCCTGCGTGACCTTCCCGATATTTCTCATGCAGCTTACGGTGTAAAAGCTATCGCATCTGACTACGACTCCAACCTCTTAAACGTAGTCTTTGTCGATCCAGGGAATCAGAAAATCTATCGTGATAACCGTGGTAATACGGAAGATGGAACGAATATGACCTCCTACATTTCCAGAGAAGGTTATACGATGAATTCTGAGGGCATAAACGATGCCCACGCGATAAAACAACTTCGTGCCATCTATCCGAAATTAAGTTGTACTGGCAGTGTGAACTTTTATGTTTCTTCCACGATGGACGCAGATGACACGATTTCTTGGGGCAGTGCAATCAGTTTCAATCCTGATAGCCAGTCCAAAGTACCTTGCCGGACTACAGGAAGGTATCTAGGGATAAAAATCGAATCAGACGGTGATGTGGACTGGAAGCTACACGGTATGCAGCTAGACATCATCAACAAGGGTAACAGGGGCGGTCAGAGTTACTGATGAACGAAGATAAAACCCAACGCCAGATAGTCCGATATACCCCAAACCCCCCACCCAGAGGCAAAGTCGATTCTGAACTCCTCGCTCAGTATATGTATCAGGAGTTTAAGAAGATCTCCTACGTTATCGACAATCTTTCCAAAAACCGTTTTGAGGTCTTGTACGACTATCCGGAAAAGCCACGGGAAGGGGATGTTATCTACGCTGATGGAATTAATTTAGATCCCACAGGCTTTGGTCTTTCCGGCTTGTTTGTCTACGACTCTACGGGGCAGTGGAATTGATAAGGCCCATGCAAATCGAGGACATAGACGCTGTCCTTTCTCTTGCAAAACAAATGCAACAGGAAGGAGCTTACAAGGACATCAGCTTTGATGACCAAGTATTTATCGGCACTGTTGCTGATTGCATGAAAAATGGTTTTGCTTGGGTCGGGGAAGCAGACGGCAAAGTTGTGTCCGGGTTTCTCGCCAACATTACTCCCTACATCTTTTCCAGAGAAAAAATGGCGTGTGATTACGGTGTGTTTACCAACAAGGAATATCGTAAAACCCGTTTGGCGTTCAGGATGCTTCAGGAATACATCAAGTGGGCAAAAGAACAAGATGCGAAAGAAATAATGATTGGCGCAAGTGAAGGATTTGAACAAACGTATGCAGAAAGATTGGGAAGATTTTTGCAAAAAAGACTTGGCTTTAAACCAGCCGGTCACTGGTACAAGTTGAGGAACTGATATGTGTAGAGGTGGTGGAAACGTAACAAGAACTGAACCTTGGGAAGAACAAAAGGACTACCTTGTAAGCGGCTTTGAAAAGGCGGGTGAACTGTTTGAAGGCGGTATGCCTGAATACTACAGTGGCGATACCGTAGCTGGCTTTACTGGAGCGGGAACTGCCGCACAGACCGGAATTCAAGATTACGTCACAGGGGGCAGGGCAGCGGCGCAACAGACCGCAGCAGAAGATTCCCTCCGGCGAATGATGTCCGGCGATGTCGATGATTCAAAGTTCAACCCTGTCATGGATGCGATGACCCGCTCTGTCATGGGCAAACTGACCTCCGATATGCTTCCCCAAGTACAGGAAAACATCACCCAATACATTCCTGGTGGCGGGAGCAGAGGCGACATTGTGACGGCAAACGTGACCACATCTGCCGCGCAGAAACTTGCAGATGAAGTAGCGAAGAATAGATACGCTGCTTATCAGGATGCACAGCAGCTACAGGCGCAAGGTGGACAACTTTATCCCTCCATCATGGGCGCACCGATTCAGGCGTATGCAAGTCTCGGAGATGTCGGAGAGCAACAGCGACAGCTTGAGCAAGCGAGGATTGATGCCGGAATGGATAAATACGAATATGACAGCATGGCTCCACGTTACAACCTTCAGGATTACATGGCGAATATTAGTGGAGAGTACGGCGGTACGACTCGCGCTCCGTCACTTATCCAGAGCTTGCTAGGAGGGATTATCTGATGAGTTGGTGGGTTCCTATTGCTACCATGATAGGTAGTGCAGCACTTTCAAGCAACCAGCAAGCCAGTCGCCCTGTTAGAGCCGGAAATCAGCACTTGCTTGGCAACCGACCGGTTATTTCTCTTTCTCCTAATAATCCGCAAGGCTACAGTCTTATGACGATGCCGCCGATTGGGTATGAGGCAGCTTCTCCCGGCAACAACATCCCCCCAGCTACGTTAGACGGTGTAGGTGTAGGTGGGGGTAGTGCCTCTTTAAGCATGGCCAACCCAGAAACCACAGCAAGGATTGGAAATAAAGCGACTAGCGAGGAACAAGATAACAATGAGGTATTCGGGACTGGTGCGATGGACGAGGCGATGGAAAAAAAGCGGAAAGCAGACATCGAACTACAAAAAATGGCCGACAAAAATGCACTGATACGACAAGGCATTTCGTCGGCGGGTACGCTTTTGGGCACTTTAATGCGTCCACCCCCCGCGATTACAACAGGGGGAGGTATTAGAAAAAATCCCCCTCTCCAAATGTTTCGCAGACGAAGGGGGTTGATGAGTGGCTAATCTTGGTTTTCTGTCTGAAGAGCAAAAGAACAATATCTGGGGATTGCCGCGCCAGACTGCTTTTATAGATTCTGGTCAGGCAACTAATCTAGTACAACCTGAACAGGTTAGCACTGAACCCCAACTTCTGACAGACGCGGTTAGTTCCGCGCTAAACCCAAACCTGAAAAGTAAAGCTGACCAAGCGCAGAAGGTATATCAAGAAGCAGTACAAAAAGCACTTCCGTATGGCAATGAGTACGCTGGGTATTTGCAGTTTTACAAAAATCAGGCTGATCGTTTTCAGAACGAGTACGACACCGCATACGGTAATGCTATGCAGTCTGCCGTAGGGGATGTTCTGCAAAAGGCTAAACCCAAAAACACCGCAGAAGCGTATGCAGCACTGAGCCGCGTCCTTCCTGACCCGGATGATTACAAAAAGTACGCTGAACCGTACTTGGAGATGATGGGGTTAGGCAAGCCTACATCTGGCAAACAGGATGTAAAGCGATTTACCTTCTCAGACGGTAAAAAGCGAAGGCGAGGCTATAGCAAACTTGTAGACGACGTACCTCGTTATTTCTTTGAAAACGGAGATGCAGTTCCCGAAGGCTGGAAAGTACAGAGCATAACCTCTGACAAGACAACCACAATCTCTGACCCGCTGCGAAAGACTAGAGAACAACTAGCTATAGAAAAGAAGGTAACGGATGCAGTGACTTTGCATGGGCCGGAAAGCACTCAAGCTTTAGCGGCTCAAAGAGAACTAGACACTTACCTTTCTTATGCGAAGTCTCGCTCTGGCGCTGCAACTGGCGATAAAGTGCCGACTGCATTTCAGGATGAAGCATTTTTATTAAACCTTCGGAAAGATTTAAATAATCTGACAGAGGGCACACCGGAATATGAGTTAGCGGCTGAAGAGTTACAGACATACGAGAACGCTTACACAAATCAACTCTGGGAGAACGCTTCGACACAGCGTAGAGAATGGAGCAAAACGGTTGGCGAATTCTCTTATACGTCAGACCTCATAAACAGAATGTTCACCCAACTTAACGACCCCAGTGTGACTACTGGAGCCTTGGCGACTGGGTTAGGGTTCTTTGAAGGTCTTGCTTCTCAGGCCAAGCAAGGATTCGGTCTGGCTGTAGAAAGTTTTAAAGACGCAGAAGGTGAGCCAATACTCGCTCCTGGAACCTTGAACGCCGCAGAATTGTATGACTGGGGTGATGCTGCCGAATTATCTGGAGCGTTTAAGGCAAACATTACAGATCTAGCGTATGCGCTTGCGCGAATGGCAGAACCAGGCGGTCGTTTATCTACACCGGATGTGCAGAATCAAATTGACCGCATTGCTCCGCAGGGAAGAATGAGTAAATCTGGGATTGCTAGGGCATTGCTAGAAATAGATGAGTCTCTGCAACGGAGACTTAGATCTCAATATGCTGGCTTAAAAGCTTCTAACTTACCTGTAGACGATTTCAAATTTCCGCGAGGAAGATTGGAACAACGATCCTTTACTAATCCACAAACGGGTCAACAATTCCACGCACTTGTTTACAACACAAATAAACAAGTTAAGAACGCAAAAGGTGAAATGGAGGACGGATATGCTGTTGTTCTTCAGTGGCCGGTTGAGGACTGATTAAATGACTCAAATCATCCCTGCCTCGCAACTATTTGCGCCACAGGACGAAAAAGAAATTGCGCCTAGTGAGGCTCCGACAACAAACGCAACAGTTATTCCACGTTCCGCTCTCTCAGATGCTATCCCAACAGAGGAGTCTCCTCAGACTGATAGAGAAAAATCTAAATCGTGGTATCAGGATCTTTATGGCAGTTTTGAAAAGTCCTATCTCGCTGGATTCAACGAACAAGTAGCCACTATGTTGCAGACCCCAATCTCAGCGGGGCTAGAGCTTTACCAGATGGGATTTGGCGGCAATGTCAATCCGAATTTACCCAATTACGATCCAGACGATCATGTGATGGGTGCGAGGGCGGTCAAAGATCTTTTTGAAGCAATCGGCATAAATGTTACCCCCAAAGAGGATTCTTTAGGAGCGAGAATCGGAGAAGAAATGGCCTTTGGTCTAGCTGGGTACGGTGTAGTAGGCGCGGCGGCAAAAGGAAGTAAATATACATACGGAATGTTTGAGCCTGTCTTGTCTTTTGTTCGCTCTAAACCGATGACGGCTTTGCTGACTGATGTGGGATTTTCCGTCCCTGCTGGGGCTGGCGGTCATGTGGGAGAAAAAATTGGTGGGGAAACAGGCGAGGCATTAGGTGTTATTGCGGGTGCTACGTTACCAGCGTTTTTAAGTCCAACATATTCCCTAGCCAAAGGCGCGATTCAAGGAACTAAACGGGCCAGAACGGCGTTAGGTCTGGGTCAGGAAGGTAAGACTCGGCAAGCCAGAGAAACTCTTCTAGCAAATATGTCGGATGAGTCTCTTGCGACATTGCGCTCAGGTGAGCTAGATGCTCCCTCTGTTGGAAAGTACACAACCGCAGAACTTCTGGATGATCCAAGTTTGCTGGAAGCACAAGCGGCTGTTAGCGCACGATCTCCGGATGCCAGAACTGCTGCTGATGCCGCTCGGCTTGAAACCTCCCAAGTTTTAAAACGTGAACTTGATCGGCTAGATCCTGGTGAAGTCGGCCCGACAAATTATGTAAGAACAAGAATCGCAAGCGCAGCTAACGCGGTTCAAAAACGAATGGAGTCAGCCGTTGCGAGAGCGCAGTCAAGGATAGATCGGCTTACCCCTAACGCTTCTATTGACGTTATCGGAAAAATTGCTAGGGAAGAATTTGACAAGGTTTATGGTACTGCCAGAGAAGGTGAAAAATCTATTTGGAAAACCGTTGGCAGTGGTCAATTTAAAACTGACACAATAATTCGCTCGGCTAGAGAGATTGTTGATTCGACTCCTAGACTCTCTGGTGAAGGAGGTCAGGCAGACATCCCACTTGCAATACGAGAAATTGCCGGGAAGGATGCCGTTCTTGGCCCTCCTGGCAAGGATGGGAAACCGAAAGTTTTAGAAAAAGCACAACCAAGCATCCTTAGATCGCAGGAAAGTTCAGAAGAAATTCAGGCGTTGCTTTCTCGTTTGGGCAGCGATCAACGGCAAGCTCGTGGCGATGGAAATCTGCCTCGGGCAAGGTTGTTGGGTCAGTTGAGAGATTCAATTCTTGAAACCGTCATGCCTACCTCTGGAGCCTCGCCTGAGTTGTCTGCTGCACGGGCGTATTCAAGACGTTTGAACGAAGTCTTTTATCATGGGCCTCTGGGTCAGTTGCTCGATAAAACTTCAAAAGGAGGTTACACCGTAATCCCAGAACTGACGTTAGAACGTCTCATTGGGTCTGGCACGAGCGGAAAGGTTGGCGCAGAAAGTTTGAGGAATGCTGCCGCACAATACGGCGGGACTGAAAAAGTCGATTCTCTGATTTCAGAGTTTTTAGTCGCTAAATTTGCGTCGAAAGTAATGGCGGGGGGTGAGTTTAATCCCTCTACAGCAAACCGCTTCGTGTCAAACCACACCGCTTTAGAACTCTTTCCACAGTTAAGAGCGCAAATGTTGGACGCGGCTCAGGCGCAAAGGCTGGCGAATTCAGTAAGCAAATCAAAGGCTGCTTTAATCAAACGAGTTGAGAATCAGTCTCTTGCGTATAAATTTTTAGAGGGCAGAGAGCCATCAGCAGCAATAGCCGCAGCGTTGCAGTCTAAAAATCCTACAAAAGACATAAACAGTCTTGTTTCTCTGGCAAAGAAAGATCCTAGTGGAAATACGTTGAAAGGAATCCAAGCTGCCTTGTTTGAAGTTTTGGCAGACAGGTTTGGAAAACAAGACGTTGGGGAGTTTGTGCTTACCCCCAACCGAATGAGAGCCTTTTTGGACAACAAAACACATCAACACATGATTAGATCCGTGTACGGCAATGACGCTACTAAAATGCTGAAGGAAGTGGTCAGAGGGGCATCGTTCAAAGATAGATCACGCTCTGTCGCGCAGAGTCTTCGTGGCGTTGAAGATGAAACCTTGCAGAAAATAAGAGGCAGTGCTGGGACTTTAGGGGTAATTTTAGGCGTGAAAGCGTCTACATTTGCTGACCCCTCTGTTCAAGGCAAGGGATTGTTGGCAGCAGGTATCGGACGAAGGTGGCTCCAAAAATTAGTAGACCGAATCTCAGCCGGAAGCAGGGAAGATGTCATGGTTATTCTTGAACGCGCTCTGTACGATCCGGAGTTTGCGAGAGAACTTATCAAACCTATCTCCCAGCTAGATACTGCAAGAGGAGAGATGTCTCTCAAACGGTTTGGAATCCTGAATGAGATTTTAGGCGAAACCCCAGACGCAATCTTCGCCACTTCAGAAGAGCTAATGCCCTGAACATGAAAAAACTCCTACTGACCGGCCTGTTGGCCGGTTTTTTTATGTCTGCTCACGGCCAGGGGTTAAAACCACCGCCCGATATGTATCAGCAGACGGTTCCGTTCTCGCTTTGGTGCGTCCCGACGTTCGAGCGAATGGTCGAACTGCTGGCCGATGATTTTTCCGAAGCGCCGGTCTTGCTTTCGCATATGTCTCAACGTAGCACCCTGATTGTTTTTAGCAACTCCGATTTCTCGACTTCGACCTATGTGGCAACTCGGCTCAAAGAGGATGGAACCGAAGAAGTCTGCGTTCTCTGGTCAGGCTCCAGTGAGCCGGGAATGAGTTTTTCACTAAACCCTAGCCCGGTGTTTCCCGAAGGCAAAACAAAGAAAGATGGGGTTGATATGTAATGGAGCCGTCCATGATGGTTGATGTTTTGATGGCCCTAGTTCTGTTTACAGGCGGGTGGATTGTTCGCCGCATATTCGCCCAGATTGATCGACTTCATGCGCGAGTTACTGATTTGGCGACGCAAACCGTAAGCCGACAGGAATTGGACACTCACATAGACCGAATCATATCGCGCATTGATACCCTTGAGCAGCGGCTTTTAAATAAATGAGCGAGTTCCACCGCGACTGCTGGTTCGCGGTATCCGTGGTCATAGGTTACATCGCGGCGTGCGGTGCAATTTTTTTTTCGTGGCGGCTTGAACGATGAGCGACGAGGAGTCCCTCAACCTATCGAGCAATACCCGTGTGGGTATGCCTCTTCGCAATCTGGCATTTATCGTGACTCTCGCGGCCGGGGCGGTGGTCGGATACACGCAACTGGAAGGCCGGATTGGCGATCTTGAGACCGCACACAAACTGGCCGGGAGCGATCTCGAACAGGTAACCAAATGGTCGGATGAGTTGCAACGCGGCGAACTCTCAACGGCGGCGACACAGGAACTCTTTCTGCTCCTCGAAATGATAAGCAAGCAAGTGGAAACGATTGAAGCAGACCTCGCGACGTTTGGGAAAGCGGTGAGCGTGAACGAGCAGCAAGATTTAAAAATTCAGTTCTTGCTCGACCGGGTCCGGGCAAGTGAGGCAAGGCTAGAGGGTCTGCGCGATTCCTTCAGCGACCTCAAAGCAAACGGCCAAGGAGCGCACTAATGCAAACGCTGACAATGATTGTTTTGATCCTTTATCTCAATGGTAGTCCCATTGAGTTTTTAGGACACACGGAAAGTGCCGATGGAACCTGGAATAGATTAACAATAGCAAATTGTTTGGCCTATAAACGGACGCTCCGACGCAACGGTTTTAGGTCGAATGCCTCTGGCACGACGAGGTATTCCTGTGAATCGAGAAAGGTGAAAGTCGGCCCGAACTATGAGGGCAAGGAAATTGTTAAGGAACTTTTATGAAAAGCGTGTTTGATTATTCTCATGCCAGGGGTAAATACTGGCAGCATTTCATCAGGGCCGGATTCATTTCCGGCCTTTTCATTTGCGCAGGGCTACTTGGTCTGGTTCACGCCATTACCAGATTCTTTCTTCCGGATTTGATGAGTGCGGCTAACCAGAGGATCGGGCGGGAACTCGAACAGAAGTTCTGTGAATGTCCAGATGATTGATCCGTACAAGGGACTCGATGAGTACATTGAGCACCTAATTCAAAAACGCCGAAACTGGGTAATTGTGATCGCAATTGTTTTCTTAGTCTTTATGCTCGCAGGCTGTTCTTCGATGAAGGAAATGGTCTGGACCAGTGGTGTCGGCGCAGGTGTAGGCACCGCTGTATCGGTCGCAACCGGCAACCCCCTCCCGGCCGTGGCCGCAGGCGCGCTGTCTTCCGGTTTGACAGCAGGTTTGATAGCAGATTCATCCGCGATGACCTCTAACCCTGAGAACGCGACCACTGGCTACGGTGTGGCTGCAGTGATGGGCAAAGAGTCGATCAAGTGGCTGGGGATCTGTGGTGTCCTCCTGGTGATCTTCGGCTGGCTTGTGCCTAGCCCTTTCAAACTCAATCGGAGAGAGCGTGGCAATCCAGGCGGTTGAGGTAACCTGGGAGGACATAGCCCAGGACGCATCCTGGGCGACTGACACCAACTGCGTCACGGTCACTAGCATTGGCTACCTGGCCCAGGACGATGAGCGGTATCTCAAGATCGGAACGTCTATAAATGAAGAAGGAGAGATCGCTGGGATCCTAGCAATGCCTCGGGGCTGCGTGCTGCGGGTCAAACATTTAAGTAGGGAGGCTAGTCCTCCATGAGGTGATCAATGAACACCGAAACAAACCCTCAGACAATCTTCGACACCCCAGGTCTTTGCTGCTCTCTAATGAAACTTCAACCAAATCCCATTCCCCCAGGATCCAAGTTCCACCAGGATCTCATCAACGCAAAATCAAAAGCCCAGGTCATCGACATCCTCTGCCAACGCGGATCCGCAATGGGTTGGTTTAGCGATATGCCGCCAGGACTGTTCGAGAAACTCCAGGGAATGCGGCAGCCTTTGCGGTAATCTTGTAGGGCATTTTGTAGGGCAAAACGAACTACAACACGCAACACCAAACAACGCTAAACAACAGAACTTCTATACAGTTGAATAAAACACTACTATAGTAGTACCCCGATTACCTTGACATGGTGGTGGTCGGTGGTTCGATCCCACTCGCGCCTACCATTTTTTCAATAACTTAGGTGTGGTTGCTTTACGTCGACTCAGTTTGTAGGGCAATTTTGTAGGGCAAAAAAAAGCCGGGAGCAATTCCCGGCTTTAGTTTTTGTGGGGTAGGGTTAGGCTGCTTTGCGCATCGTGTCGAGTTCGATGACCTTTGCCTTCTCACGTTCGATCATCTTCTCAAGTTCAAGCCACTCGTAATGTTCTGGAGTATCCAGGTATCCGAGAGTGGTCTCCATCTTAACGTGTCCAGCCCACTTCATTGCCAGGTGGACTGAAACACCGTTGTTCACAACCCGACTGATGAAGGTGTGACGCAGTCCGTGCAGCGTGCCGGTGATGGGGGGTTTGTTCTCCTTTTCACGGATCACGTTCGCAGCATCCCGAGCCTTTTCAAATTTTCGACTCCAGGTGCGCTTGTGCCACTCAGGAAAGAATTTTCCATTGGGGCTACCCCACCCTAGCACCTCATCCCTAGCGGCCATTGCATCGGAATTGAGGGGCACTGAGCGCGCTATTCCAGTCTTGACCTCCATTCCGGCGTCAGGATCATGGGCGATCTTCACTTTGGCTCGCTTATTCCCAGTCTCGACCAGGTGCCTGGGCATGGTTCGCGCCTCCTCTCGCCGCAATCCAGTGTTCGCCAGGAATTTCCAGATCGCAGCGGTTTTCGGATCAGCCGCATAAATGTCCTCAAGTTCCTCCAGGGTAAAGATCTTCCGAGCCTTTTTCCTGGCCTCCTTCGCGGAGATCGCTGGAGCAATCTCAGAGATTGGTGAAGTGTTTGACAAGTTCCACCGCTTGCCTTTCTTGAGGCCGCCGGTCCTGGCAGCGCGGTAGAGCGCAGCCTTTATGTTCTTCCATTCTGAAAGAACGGTGGTCCTGGATACTGATTCAAGGCGAGCCTCCTCCCACTTGTTGAATGCGGCATTCCAGCGGTCTATCGTTTTCGGATCATCAGCAATCGGGAGATCCCCGAAAAAGGGAAGGGCAGTGTTCAGATCATTTTCATGTGTCTCATGGGATGCTGGGTAAACACCCGCTCGGTACTTCAAAAACTTGGGCAGCCACTCTCCGAAGGTGACCAAATTTTTTGGAGCATCGTCTGCAGCCTTAATCGCCAGCCGCCCAATCTTCGCCTCCTTCTCCCTGGCAGTCGCCAACGCCTTCTCAGCCTCGGCCTCTTTTTTGGAAATCTTGCCCAGGTATTCTCTTTCCCTCTTGCCATTGATGCGACTAACGACAACCCAACCACCGCTCAACTTATGTTTTTCAAGCCAGGCCATTTAGTTTCTCCTTAATCAAAAACAATGCCATCCTTTGCATGGAGGAAGTTTTTTGCGACCTCCCAGGCAGATTCTTTTGTGCGCCCCCAGGTCTTGATCATCTTGAGTTCGCCGCCGCTCACTCTGAAATAATGTTTGTAGAGTGTTTCGACCTTCGAGGATTTGACTCCAACAAATTTGCGACCGTGGCAGGCAAAGCAGGCACCGTTGGATTTCGCAGGGTAATACCCTTTGCCATTACAACGGTGACATTCAGCAGCGTATTTTGGTTTTGCCAATTAGGCCTCCGTTGTTCGTGTTGATCCCATATCGTCAGTATAGGGCAATGCCCTACAGTATGCAACTCCTGGAAGGTATTGGTCTGACCAAACGATCTCAGGGCTGCTTCTCTCCGACTTTGATCTGGAGCAGTTCCAGGTAGCCGGGGGGCATAGAACGGTGGGAGGAAACGTCCGGCGATTTACGCCACGACTCGACAGTCCCGCGCTCGACCAGGCACAGGTCAGCGACCTGCTGCGTGGTGAGGCCATGCTTTTTGATCAGCCTCACCAGGGCATTGCGGGTTTTGGTTGTCATGGTGCGCATTGTAGTACCCTAGTTGACCCATTCCCAGCCCGGCGCAGGTGCCAGGTCTCGGATAGGGGGTGAATCACTGATGATGTATTTCTCAACCTCCTTGATCGATACATCGCCCATCTCGGTCTCGTCACCGTAAGTGACCGCAAACCGAATGTCCTCATTCCCTGGGACTGGATCCTCATCCGTGATGTAGATCTCCCAGAAGTTCTTGAGGATCAGGTGACGCACCACGTTGAGTGTGGTCTCGTTACCATTGCCCCAGTCCTTTTTCATTTTTCGACTTTCCATTCGTTTCTCCGTGTTGTTTCCATATCCATAGTATAGGACTTTGCCCGCCCCAGGGCAATGCCCTAGCGCAAAAAAGAAACACGAAAAAACAACAACTTACAACTTTTTTTCGATTGCCCTCACCAGATCAGCCTTCCGAAACAAAGTTTTGCCCATGAAAAAGACGCAGGGGATCCGGTACGTTTCCCGATGCCGCATGAAGTGGTGGTAAGAGATCCGACAGAACGCAGCGGCTTCGCGTGCTGTCATGTAGTCATCAAAAGACTCGCGAGTATTCGTCATCTGTCGTGACCCATACGATTGCCTGGCGACCGCTGCGGGTCGGTCGACGTTCGCCGCTGTCTTCGATCAAACCTTTTTTACGAATGGCGTGAAGTGATGCAGATACCGTCTGATGGCTGCGCCTGGTTAGGGTCTCAAGTTGATCGCACGTTAGACCGCAGGGTCTATCGTTCAGAATGGCGAGCAGTAATTCGCGAATGGTTTTATGATCGACTGAGCGATACGCATCGATAGAAGTTTGTCTCATGGGGTTACCTCAAAAAGGAATGTCATCATCAAAGGGTTCAGCCTCGGCGACCGCTTGCGAGACTGTGAACTCGGCACCTGGTGTGAAGTCGGACATCGCGACCAGGTAGTGTTTGTCATTCACTAACGAATCCGCGTCCAGGTATTGCAGGTCGCGGGATGTGAACTCACGCTCGCCCCAGTTGTTGTGCTCTACGTTTTTAAAGTCGGTGCCATCGTCGGTTTGATAGGTGATCGTGTTCGCTTCTTTATCCATCGCGGTCACCTGGCCCCAGGGGATCAGGTCCGGCTTAAACAAATGTTTTGGGCATCCTTTCTTTTGATCCTTCATGCTGAGTTTTTTGTTGTGGAACTCGCAACGCCAGACACCAAAGTCTTTGGTGTCGTGGGTCTCGGGATCCAGGACCGCAGTGGAATGCGCGCACGTTCTGCAGTTCATCCTGGCAGTCTTTTGGTTGTGGCACAGTTCCGAGAACTGGCACCACCGGCAAAGATAGAAATCGGGATCCTCAGAGATCCTGGGCGGCAGTTCCGTTGCGGTGATCAGGTCATGCGCCTTCTGTAGGGTCGCCTCAAAAAACTTCTTGTCGAAGTTGGTGCGCACACTGATCATCTCGCGACCACCAGCCGTGGCACACAGCAGGTAGTGCCGTTTGAGTTTGGTCAACCCCATGTAGAGTTGGGCCTGCGTGTAGTAAACCTTTGACCACTCTTTAAGGGCTTCCTTTTCTCCCTCCTTTTCGATCAAGCGTTCGAGTTTGCGTTTGCGTGCATCTGATACGCACTTCACTTCGTAAACGTGCCAGGTCTTTGGTGCCTCCAGGAGGCCCAGGACGAGTCCGTCGAGGTGTCCACGCATATGCCCTGACCAGGACGTAACGGCCCACTGACGGCCGTCTGGACCGGTAGGGCGTAGGTCTATGCCAGGAGTCGCCAGGAACCGCTGATTGATCAGGTCTTCAGTACGATAACCGTCATCAAAATTCATCAGTGTCGACGCGACAAAGGTCTCGGGGTGGGTCCACCAGAACTGGTACTGCAGTTGGCGCGCACACTCCGCACCGAGGCCGCTGCACTGGGCGTAGCCACGAACCTCGGAGGTGTGGCTCTTTTGGATCTGGTCCATCACGGCCGAGATCGTTGGGTACTCTGGTAGTAACGCCATAAGTTCTCCTGGTTAAACCCCGCACCCCACCAAAAGCGACCAGGCCTTTCTAAGGTGAATTAAAGGGTGCGGGGTCTGTTGATTACTCTTGCGTTTGGGTCTGATCGCTGGTGCTGGTTGTGTCAGCATCGTTGCTTGCGGTTGCACCCCCGCTAGTGCTGCCGACATCCACACAACCAACCTGGAGACTGAATATCAGAGCAAGGCCCAGGGCGTAGAACCAGCCGAAAAATCTTTTGCCTTCGTTAGTCATCTTGTTTTGCCTCATGTGAAATATGGAAGCCGGTGCGAACGGTGTGGTCGCCCACGGTTGCACTGACGTAAGACGCGCAGCCGGTCATCAGGAATGACGCAGCCATCACGATCCAAAAAATCAAAATGAATTCCCAAGTAAATATCTTGTTCATCAGTTTTCTCCGTTTATCGCGGAAGCGTTCTTTGAACTTCTTCATCGGCTTGTTGATAGGCGTTTGATGCGGTGATTTCGAGCCGTTCTGAAAACATCTCCAGGGTGTGCGCCCAATACTTGAGACCCATTGCAAAGTCGGACCAAAGATCAGGCTCCGGGATCTTTTCGCTGTCTTTGTGAGTCGCGTCTAACCAGTTGCGCAGTTCCTTTTTGACTTCCCTAAAAACTTCCTCGGCTTCTCGTCCGAACTCACGTTTTTTTTCGGCGTTGGTCATGCCACCACTCCAGGATCGCAGTCGGGATGCACAGGAGCGCGCCCCAGCCGATGAAAACAAGCAGCAGAACAATCAGGCTTTCGATCACGCTGCCTCCCAGGGGAAGGCGTTACCTGCAGGGGCTGCGCCATTCGTTGCCGCCGGTTGTGGTGGTGGAGTCTCGACTACCGGACCCGAGGCGAGATACCGCTTGATCTCTTTGCGATCCGGTTCCTTCTTGTTAGGGCCGACCTTGATCTGCAGGTTGTAGCCGAGGACATCCTCGGGTTCCTGGAGACCACGCAAGCCAATCGCGCGGCACAGTTCCGAGGCCGTGTTTTTGGCGATCTCCTTCACGACTTCATTCGGGTGCCGAAAATTGAGGTTGGTCCAGATCTTCCGACCGGTGTAGGTTTTCATATTGGCCGCTGATTGCTCACTGAGCGTAAACTCGACCGAAACATACTCATGGCCTGCAGCCGAGGTGCGCCACTCCGAGCCGGTGATGTTGGCAGCGTAGGTGCCGTCCGGCAGTTCAGTGAACTCCTCGACGGTCGGTGTCAGTTCATCAAGTCCTATTGATCCCATAGTGATACTCCTGGTTAAGCCGCTTTGCGGCTGGTTTTGGTGGTGCCGCGAATCTTTGCGGCGATGTTCTTGAGTGACGGTGCCTCCCACGGATCCAACTTGCCGGAGCGATCTTTGGCGAGCCACTGACCGTCCTGGCTTGCCTGCAGCCAGCGTTCGTGTACGCCCTCCTGGTTGGGGATCACGCGCAGCGCGAGCACCAGGTCGACGTAATAGGGGAGTTGTGCGGATACCTGGCGGCCAGGCGCGCCGGGGTGATAGAGCATTGCGCCGGTCGCGTCATCCTTCTCGCGATCCAGTTTTGCGGTAAAGACCACATTCATGGGGAGGTCGCGGAATGCTTTGATGAGGGCGATGCTTTTGTTCGCCATCTCACCGTAGGCCTTGCGGGGGTCTTTCGTCGCTTTAAGTTCTGACTCCAGGATGCGTTCGCATATCTCAGAGATCGAATCCAGGCACACCCACTTGAACTCTTTAGGGTTCGCTTCAAGATGAGCGAAGACCTCCGAGATCTGTTCCAGGGTGGTGACTTCAATCACGCTGACGTTGGTCGCGTCTTTGATAGATAAAAGACCGGCCTCTGCTGAAATCAGCAGGGTGGGTTCTCCGGTGGTGCAGCACAGACAGGTTTTGCCTGCGCCTGGGTAACCGAAAACGGTTGCTTTGATGCCTCGGTCTTGTGCGACCTCGGCTGGGGTTTTGAATTCAATTGCCATTGAGTCTCTCCTTTTGTGTTTGTACTTCCGAACAATTTAGGCAACGGAAGCGTTGCGTCTGGACACGGGCAAAAAAAATCCTTGGGAAGCGGTGCCTCCCAAGAATTATTTTTTTGG